GCGAGCTTACAAGCTCTCAAGCCACAAGCGGCAAGCGTCCCAACCAGCGCTCAAGGGTTCAAGCTTCAAGCCAGAAGTCACAAGCTCCAGAATCTTCGAGCCAGGGTACAAGCGCACAAGCCCACGATTCGGGGTGCAAGCAACAAGAATAAATGTATTTTTAGGATGCTTCACGTGGAAGCTAATTTGGTGGGGTGAAAAGCGAATTTTGTCACCCAATGTCACCTTCAATTCCAGTGTAAAAAAGTGCTCGTTAACAGTATAACCCAGTAGATCGGGAGTCCCCAATAAGCTCCTGTTTTCAAGTCTATTCCACGATATTTTTGTAACTTTTCTTTTAAGTTCATTGTATAATTTAGCCTCTGGTTTCAGGTGGGGTACCTCAGAGCTAAACTATTCTAATGACTTTGCCCATCTTAGACTTTTCTTTCTCACAAAGGAACACTAACCTATGAGTTTCTTTACTACCAATAATTTTATTTTCAAGTAATTTCGCACCAGTAAGATCATAAAATTCTCCGTTTGGTAACAACACTTGACAACGAGCATCTTGTACTACTGGAGATTTAAAAAAATTCTCTAGTGCTTTCTGTAACGTTCTACCTATAACCATAAGTGGGTTGATATATATCTCATATATCTATATATTGCAAGTATGACCAAACCAGGACCAAAACCAATGGTAAAGCCAGCATGGCACCCAGCAGACGACCTGACAGAGATGCAACGTAGATTTGTAGATTTTCTGGCATATCGTCAGGGTAGATCTACATTTACCAAAGCAGCCATAGAGGCAGGATACAGTGAGAAAAGAGCTAACAGAGAAGGCTCTGAACTTATGAAGAATCCAAAAGTACAAAGATACTATAGATGGAAATGTAACCAAATAAACAGATCGCAGGCTGTGAACCATACAAACTATTTGAATCAACAAATTAGATTATCTGCAAAACTAGAGGACAAAGGTAAAGAAGAGAAATGTGCACCGTTTGAAAACTTAATTGGAAAAGCTGCGGGTCTATTCTCAGAAACTCATTACCATGGAGATTTAAATAAAATGACTATGGCAGAAAAACTAGAAGAGATTAAAAGACTTAAAAAAATACAGGCTGAAAAAATTGACATGGATGATACCAAACTTATTTCAGAGTAATCTTCTCCATTTTAAGAATACATCCTACTGGAAATACATTACGATCTGAAAACAATTCATCATCTTGTTCATAGCTAGCAAACGTACGCACGTTCTTTCTATCTTTATCAAGTAAGTATGCATGAGTAACCATTACAGATGGCATCATACCTTGTGCTGTATGTAGATCCGCATGCGAAGAATCACCCGTGATATCGACCCACGTAATTTTGTAAAAGTAATATCTTTTCTTTTTGATAACAACAGATTTATACTTTGATTTCTTCAGACGTCTCATCAGGATCTGTATACCCCTTTTTGTATAAGTAATAAATAAATATAAAAAATCATACGCGCGACCCCCTATTTCGTTGGTATTACTAGCTTTTTTAACAATTGTACCAATTGTACCTCATTGTACCAAGCACCTTTGGTACAAATTTGAGCATATAAACGTTGGTATACAACACTTTTTTTAATTGTACCAATTGTACCAGGGTTTAAAAAAAATAAAAAAAATTTTTTTATTTTTATACAGAAAAGTGTATACAATGGGTACATGGCCAAATTATACTGGAATTCCTTGTACTTTTTAATCATTTTTTGTACCTTGGCCCTCTTCATTCTTGGTACAATTTGCATAATATTGATCGACCTTCTTCAAGAAGGTATGCATGTAGCCTTGGAATTCCTTGTCAAGCACTTCAAACTTTTGAAAAAATCCATCTTTACTGCACATTAGAATGATTCCAGACTGGATCTGTGTATCATATACATAGTTGTGGGCCATAGCGTAGGCCGCTAGCTGTGTGAAGTAATCATCAATCCATTCACGTTGTTTAGGCTTGTTAGTTTGTTTAAAGTCTATTATACTTTCGCGTCCGTTATAAATTCCTACAACATCAGTAGCACCAGCATACAGTCCAGGATAGTATAAGGTTACCTCAGTGCCCCATACCTCTTCCAGGTCCCCGAGTCCTGATCGAATGACCACGTCTGCCATGCGCCCTGCTTCCTGGCCCAATGCCGTAAGATCCAGATGTCGTTCGTCCTTAATATATCCTTCAAGGTAGGTGTGCATACTAGTTCCACGCATCGCGGATATATCTCTGATACGGTCCGCTCGTTGTTCACCCATTCGTTTCTTCCAATCTTCTAATTTCTGTTTCTTTTCTTCTGACTGTGTCGCTTGTAATATAGTCGTAACACTAGGTAACTTTTCGTGTGTTCCTACATCGTAGTGTCGTTTACCATTAATCAATGCTCGTGTAGAAGTAGGGTAATTAAATTTTTTATTCCAGATCATCAAACCTCACAGGTTTTCTGACTCTACTTTCTCGTAAAATTTTTACGTGTTCTCTCCAGGCCCATGCACTGATAGAACCTGCGATACCCATCAACCATAAATAAAATTTATATTTAATCTTTGTCATATGTTATTATCCATCTTAATGCAGATGTAGTGGGATCGAAACTGTCAAACTTAGCGCTACACCCAGATAAAAGTAAACAAATGATACCTATTTTTACTATTTTCATTCTAAACTCATCATTTTTTTATACTCAGAAAGGTCTACAACCTTACCATTCATGGTAGGTAGATCACCGTAATGATCTAATATCTGCTGTATCTTAGGTAATTTAGTATGCGCATATGGCCAGAATAATCTACAAACATAATACGCATCTCTGAATGTGCATCTCCATTTATACTGCATCAAGTATTTGGTCCCGTCTTTTCTTTTACCTTTGCGTGGTTTTTTATTTACAGTTCCAACACCCAATACTTCATGCATCCAACGTATTACAGATTCATCAGTCATGGTAACTTCCATACTAATACGTTGAGACATAGACTCTCTGTAACCTTTGCCTTTGTGTTTCTTTTTCTTTTCTATTCGTTTAGCAAAGTAGATACTACCCTCACCATCAAATAGACCGGCAAGGTATGCTATATCCTCAGAGCTAATCATATTATTAACCCAACAATAAATCCTACGATAAAACCTGTTGCAGTTAAAACTATCTCAGTTCTATACAACAAACTCCATCTTGATAGATCTTGTCTCCATCTTTTAGTTATATAAATATCTTTATTGAACAGAGTTATCCTCATCTTTTATATCCTCCCATATCTCACCTTGACTGTTGCAGAAATCACAATCAGCCCATTGTTCTTCTCTGGCCTGTTCGAATGGTACACGTACAAAGCCATTACCATTACAAACAGAACAGATAACTTTACGCTTTTTTCGGTCTACTGCCATTTATTAACTTCTTCGCTTTCTCATTTACTAATAGTGTTACTGTTTGTGATCTACTTATTTTCATTTGAGGTACAATAACTTGCCTCAACTGATCTATTTTATTATATGTATCCTTTGGTAGTGATACGTTTTTGTATTTGCTTATGTCAGTCATAAATCTTATACTCCTTTCTTAGATTTAAATATGGGATTTATCTCACAAATTACAATAGGTGTCAATGAAATTTATATTAAGTTTAATAATATGTTCCAGTGTAGCAGGTGAATGCATGCCTCCGTTTGACTGGCAGGAGTCATTTAATAGTCAATACGATTGTCTGTTATTTGGCTACGAAGAGTCTATCAATAAGATGAAAGAGCTTGGTAGAGAAGAGTCTACTAAGTATGGAATGTATGTTAAGTTTTATTGCACGCCCCAGCCTGGTTTAGATTCATAATCCATAACGCGGTGTACAGATCTGTGTGCACTGTACTGTACACCGGCCGGTTTTGGTCGCTACCCTTGCGGGTCATAGCTAACGTTAGTGACTTAGCGCGAAGCTTTTGTATAGACGCCTACTCACCGGAATCAATTCTATCTACACATACAACCAATAAAATGGCCACTGCCATCATTCATTATATGTAAATTCAAACTATCCACATACCCAGTTAATTTTAATCTAAGTATGTCACACAAATCAAAACAATCAATATTACTTGTCAAAACTATTCCATCCAGGATCTGTTTTGACACTGGTATCAATTGGTATAGTCCATCGTTTAATATTATGAGGTCCATTTGCAAACTCCTTTACTAGTTTATACCAAAGATTTTTATACCTATTATCTTTGGTGCGATTGTAGTCATTGGCTGCTTTGTCTATCTTATTCTGTAGACTCAGTGCCATAACGTCTTGTACCCCAATCAATTATCTTTTTTAAACCTGGTGCAGATAAGTGTACATCTACGCCATAAGATTTCCATGCTTTCTTCATTAGATTTAATTCTAATAAAAATATGGACCATTGTCTTTGTGTAATACCTTTTGGTTTTATTGTTATTATTTTATCTTTCATATGGGATAATATATATATTTTTAGGATATTGTCAACGGCCTTGTCGGTTGTATTTTTTATACGATCTTTTCTTTGATTTATTTAGGCTTTTTGTGTGTCTACCCGGACGTTTTCTAGGTTTTGGACGTGGTACAAAGTTTACAAATTTACGCTTCGCCATCGAAATATTTATCTACTTTTGATTTTAATGTATCTTTAGTTATGTGTGGCATGTAAGTTATTTTACCATTTACATGTTGCTCAAGATCTGTACCACATGTCATGCATCTATAAAATCTTCTAGTTATACCCACTAACATTGTATACTCGTCACATTCAGGGCATACACCATTTACTATTTCTGTATGTACTTTCATTTTAGGTGTAATTTTTTAATTGATTTTTCACCCATGTATATTTCTGTTTCTGCTTCACTGCGTATGCATTTATAAGACACGTTAGGATTAAACTCACGTTCTGCAACACGACGTGCACGTAGACATGCAGCCATAGATTCTTGTATTCTGTGTTCCTTAATCTCTCCGTCCCAAAACATAAGAAGAGCCACTACAACTTCTATCATTGTGAGCTCCCGTTTGTATATTTCATTTCTCTATTTGCATCCTTTAGTTTTTCAATATCTATCAAAACCTTATCCATCTGTCCTCTTAAAAACTCAATGTTTACTTTGTTTAAAGCCATCGACTCAATATGTGCACTTAACTTCTCACTAGTTTTATAAAGATCCTCGATCATCATAAATTGTTCGCTATCTGCGGGAAGCGACCCAAGTTGGCCACGTGGCCATTTTATTCTAAACTCCGTATTTTCTGCTAAATCTTTTTCCATTAATTGTATTCTAGTGTCAGCTATATTTAGTCTCTCAACAATCTGGAAATAGCCCATGGTGCCGAGTGCCACGATAATTATTAGACTGGCAACCGTCTTCATTGGCATTTGGACGGCTGCAGATTCAGATATTGTGAGTGGTTTTTTAGACATTATTTTTGCCAACTAAAAAGCCATGCTACAAACTTATTCCATAAGTTTTTAATTTTATTTATAATTTTTTTAATCATTTTTCTTCTCCTCAATTTCGTAGAAAAAGTTATCAGTGTCTTCTGTTTTCCATTGACCTGTATCTTCTACGTTCCATTCAGATGTTTGGACCTTCCAGTCTGGAATATCGTCCTTCACAGTAAAAGAAGGTAAGTCCCATATACATCTATTGTTTGGCTGTGCCGCATAATTACCATCATCTAATGCAATTATGTGTGCGCACTTGTGTTCGTGCGGTACTTCTGAATGATCAGTGTCGAGTATGTTACTCTCTGGATGAGCAAAGTCAATGGTAAATAAGTATTTACCTGGGTGCCATTTTTTATCTTTGCCTATGTATTTACCAGACACACCTGTTAAGATATCCCAATTAGTAACAGCAGGATAGTAACTAAAAGAATTCCAGAGCTGAAGCTCATCAAGTCTACGTTTAGGTACGTCCTCAACTTTAAATCCACGTTGAATAAAAGCTGAGATAGGTAGTCTATAAAAGATTGCACCATTTTCCATGATTGCATGAAATAACGTGCTACGACCTGTAAGAGAACTGATACCAAAGATGATACAGTCTTCAACTTCTCCATGATGTTTTTTAAGATCATATAAATATTCTCTACGAATTTGTGCGTATTCTACTGGTATGTTTGCATTTAAATAAGCCATAATTATCCATGTATTTCACCCCAGTTGTCCCCGTGTTCGTAGTCAACTTTATTTGGGACCTCTAGTGTAACAGCATTCTCCATCACTTCAATTATTTTTTTTGCATGTGATTCGTCTTCAACAGATATATCTAATTCATCATGTATTTGTATATGCGGTATGATACCTTCTTTGTATAGCTCCAACATAGCTTTCTTAGTCATGTCCGCAGCTGATCCTTGTATTAATTTGTTTAGTGCTTTGTATGTGTAGGCTCTCCTGATCCCCGGTCCATGTTCCCTGAGTGCTTCTTCGTGAGGCAGTGCTTTGTGCATACCAAACTGGTTTGGTTCCCATAAATGAAACCTGCACAGTCTGCCCAGCAGTGTCCGTATCTGTCCACGATCCTGTGCTCTGTTAGATGCTTTCTCCATCAACTGTTTTACAAATGGTACACGTGAGTGGTATGTATTAAATAAATCTGCAGCTTTGTCTTTTGTTACACCTAATTCTGCTTGTAGTTTAGCTTTACCCATACCATAAAATAATCCAAGGTTAATTGTCTTTGCTTGTGTTCTAGGTATGTCTGCCATGTCTGCAACAGTCTGGTGAAAGTCTGAACTAGAGTCATTGCTATATGCATCGACCACATCATAGACAGAGGGTAATTTATACAAAGAAGCATAATGCACTACCAGCCTAGGTTCTTGCTGAGAATAGTCAAATACACCCCATCTATGACCCTCCTCGGGTATAAATAATGATCTTATCTTAGGTCCAAGGTCTTTGTTTCTAGCTGGTATCTGCTGTAGATTCGGATTCTGGTAGGAGAACCTACCAGTTACCGTGCCACCCCCAGCGTTACGTAATTGATTTATCTCTGCATGTATTCTACCTTTGTGTTCGTAACGTAGAATAGAATCCAAGAATGTTGTGTGTGCTTTGTTAATCTCTCTTGCTTGTGCTATCATCTTAACAACAGGGTGCTCGTGTTCTTGTAAAAAGTTTTTTGTAAAAGATGGTGATGCAGTTTTTTCTGTACGTGGGTATTCTAATCTTAATATATCAAATACATTTGCTATAGATCTAGCTGCCCAGATTTGTGTATCTATATTTGTTTCACCTTTTATTTTATGTAGTAATTCTTTTTCTTGTGCTATCAATTCTTTTTTCATTGCATGAGCTCGTTCTATATCTACACGCACACCTTTGAATCTCATGTCAACCAGGCAATGAAACAGATCAGATTCTAAATCAAATATATCTTCTAGGTCCTGATTAATAATTTCTTTTTTCATCTCTTGCCAAAGACCTAACGTTACTTCAGCATCACGTTCTGCATACGCACCAACATGCATCGCAGGTAGTTTGTACATTTCTGATTTTGGATCTATGCCCCACTCTTCTGCAGCTTCTGCAAGTGCAGCTTCGTTCTTACCATAACCAAGATAGTGCCAAGATAAACTATTAAGATCGTATCTAAATCTATTCTCATCGGTCAACGCTGCAGCTATCATAGTGCAGGCTATGTCACCATTTATTTTAAATCCCATTGCCCGCAACCAACAGACATCATACATTGCATTGTGAAAAACTTTGGTGCATGGTGATTCTAAAATATCTTTTAACCAGGACATAACTCTTGATCTATCCATGTTACCACCACCTTCGTGTGCAATAGGAAAATATCCTTTGAAGTGTTTTGTAGCAACAGCAATACCAATAACCTCACCATTCTTTATAACAGAACCAGATCCTTTCTTTAACAGGTCTGGATCTTTTGTCTCCAGGTCAATGGCTATCTCATCTACATGACGTAAGTCAGGAAATTCACTAGGTTTTACCCATTCTGTTTGTGCTTCAAACTTAGGAATTTTCACTGTAGTCCCTCTCAATAATCATTTCTAAAAAATGTATGGCTTTCAATATATCTTCCTTCCCATTCTTGTCGCGATGACGAATAATATATTTTATAGCACAACCCTCAGGATATAGCAATTCATTCTCAACTACAAACTTACTTGGCTGTATTTTATATTTTTGATAATGTGATCCTCCGTGCTGCTTATCCCAAACTTTCGATGTCATAACCTTGATCCTCCTTTTTTGCTGCCATGATGTACAGATTTTGTTTCGTTCTTGTTACACCCACATACCAAACTCTGTGTTCTTCGTCTTGTTTGTCAGTGCTTTTTTCTAATGCCTCTCGTATTGTTTTTGTATTGTCTAATATTAATAATACATTATCTGCTTCACCACCTTTTGCAGAGTGTATTGTAGATAATTTTACTCTCGGGTCCTTTCTTAATTCTTCTCCATTGCTTAACATCTCTCGTATATATAAACACTCTTCATAGTCAGATGTAAACTCATCATACCATGGTATATTTTTATCATAACCAAACTCTTCAAGATTGTACATTCTTTCTTCTGTTAATTCTTCATCAGTGCTAGTGTACTCAAATATATCTTTTACCTCTGGTAGAGATAAGTCATTACCTTTCTGCCATCGTATGTAGTTTAGAATGGTTCTAAACAAGGTTACCTTGTAACTTTTTCTATCTTTGTATTCAAAATAAATACCACGTTCTTTTAAAAAAGGTTTAAGTCTATTTAGTTTGTCATTGTATCTGGCCAGCACCAACCAATTACCCTCGTCCAGTGGCACGTCTTCAAGGTTACAGACATAATTTACATCACCAACTTCTTTTCTTGCTTGCCATTGTTTTTTAATTCTTCTGTCATCTGGTATTAAATTTAATATCTTATCTGCTATGTCCTGTACCTTTAATGGAACTCTGTAAGATTGTGGCAAAATTATGTCTTTCTTTGAAAACTTTTGTTGAAATTTTTTTACATCTGCACCTGCCCAGCCATAAATTGCTTGATCATCATCGCCTGCTAATATAATATATTTTGAATTTTTCGTTATAATATCTACCATTTTCCACTGTATTGGTGATAAATCCTGGGCCTCATCAATAAATGTTATGTCAAAATTTGGACACAATTTGGACACAATAAATTTTTCTATCATGTCTGTAAAATCTACCAGTTGAAAAGATTCTTTGTAATTTTGCACCTCGTCAGAAATAATTTGTAGTAATCTTTTATCCATATCTTGTGAGTACATGTCAGTGTTATACTCTTCTTCAATAGATATATTTTTTATTCTAGCTGCATTGATTAAATTAAAATACTCACTGTCAGAATTTATAAATCCAGTGGACTCTTCACCATTAGAATAAACTGTAACTTCTATACCTAATTTTTTACCTATATCTTCGTAGTGTTCGTCCTGCATAACCTGTGCTTTTTTCATACCGAGTTGATTAAAAGCAAAAGAGTGTAGTGTCCTAAAATGTTTAAGATCTTTTCTTTCAAATGCTGTGTGATAGTCTAGCATTCTATCTATAGCTTCGTTTGCAGCTTTAGTTGTAAATGCAAAATATCCTATCTTATCTATGGGTGTACCTAGTTTTAAAAATGTTTTAACATATTTTAATAACTTAGTTGTTTTCCCTGTGCCCGGAGGCCCGAATAATTTTCTACTAATCATATTATGTCCGTCTTATGTTTTGTCTTAGTGTGGTGTATAGGTACCTCTTCAAAAGATTTTATATTTATCTGTATAATATTCTTAGTTGATGAATGGTATTTACCTGCTTCTTTTGACGGAAATCTTTTTTGTTCTAAAAATTCTATCTCACATTCTTGATACAATACCTGCATCATACGTCCTGTTTTATCTTCACTATATTTCCAATTCTTTGCCTTTAACTTGTCATAAAATTTATCAAACTTAAAGAATGCGTAGTCGTCCTCTATCAATACAGACCCAGTTTTAAATGCAGCATCACTTGTAGCTTTTGGTCCGTTTATCTTTGCATGTATTACATCATGTAGTTTTTCTTTTGGTGATGTACCAACCGGTGGCTGCACAACTTTCTGTGTCTGATACAATGCATCCATTACAGCTTGCTCTTCATCGTTCTTAATTAATGGCGGTAAAAATCCTGCAGCTTTTGATATTGAGTTACGTCTTTTACGTTGATCGTTTAAATGTTCTACATTCTTACAGTGCACTGTAGCTGTACCAATACCATCTGGTTTTGTTACATCGAATTCGTATTCTGGTTCTGGATCTAGGTCTATCTTTTTTAGATTTGTTAATACAGGATAAGAACCTTTTGATCCTGCCAATACTCCAAACTTTTTCTTAACACATATACCTTTCTTACAATTCTCACTTAATGGACTCTGTGTGCAGGTATATCCTTTGGAGCTTCTGTTCCAAGATTTTACTTTTGCATTTAAAAACTTTTGATCCCACGCATTCGCATGTACGCCAGCAAAATATTTTACCGGTGCATTCATAACTTTCTGTTGCCAGTTGTCTGGATATTTCATCTTAACCATGACATGATAGTTATACATAAATCTATCTTTGCCATCAAAGTTTTCATTCTTAGATAATTTAGATATTGCTGCTAGACATGGTGGACCCTCTGTAAACTCTTCGTCTACACCTTCCATACTTTTGTGTTCAATTTCTTCTGTAATTCCTTTCAGTCTTTCTTTTGTAACCAGGTTTGCACTGATTACTTTCATAAATTCTTGTAGTGTAAATGGTGTGCCATCTACGTTTAAAGCTTTACGTTCCTCTCCGAAGTATGGTAGATTTATAAATTGTCCTGGTCTAAGTTGACCTGTTTCACTATCTTTTGTTAACTGTGTTTGTTTTGGAAATATCTCTGTGTCTTGTTTAAGTCCAAACAAGGATAATAGATTTGTAAGAAAAGATTTTACAGTTTTAGAATCTGTAAAGTCATTTAAAAATAAAAATAAATGTAACCCACCACTTTTAGATTCTACTGGTAGTAAAGGTAATTCGTATTGTTGTATAATATCTATGTAATCTTTTTTATTAAAATCAGCATAGTCTTTTGGATCTATATCTATGACTCCAAACTTAACTTCAGAATCCTCTGTGCAAGGTTGTATACCTATTGACAGTTTACCTTCTAAGTGTTGCTGATAAATATCTTTAGTAAGTTCTTCAAAGTTCCACCTGTATACAGGTTTCTTTTTACCTGTTTCAGGATCGACTTTAGAGTCCTGGTGATTAAAGTCAGCTACACCGTAGGCATTTCTATATCCATTAAAAAATTCTATGTATTTTTCCATAACTGTTTATGTGGGCCACTCAGTCTCCCGCTTGGCCCACAGTGTGCACATATTCCCTTAGGAATTATATAATGCTAGCTTGGTCCTTTGGTTTATCTTCGCCATGTTTAGCTTTAACACTTCCTTTAGAAATGTTTTCACTAAATGCTTTAGCTTGATCGTAAAGACCTTTATCAGTTACTGGGCCAACTTTACTAACTTCCCAACCAAACCAAGTGCCTTTATCGTTTGACATTTGAGTAGTTTTTAGTTTGTAAATGTGGCTGAAAGATGCCGGTGTAAACATTCCGTTTGCACCTTTCATTTTAATACCAGACATCATTGAGTTCCACTTTCTACTAATTTTTAATTGAGTAGACTTCATAGAAATCAAAGCTGTCGATGGACTATCTCCCGATAC